TTTTGTTATAAACAACGAATTAGGCTATAAGTACATAGAAGTAAAAACAGATACACAATCCCATGAAACAGGGAATGTAGCCCTAGAGTTCCAGATATGTCATCATGACGGAAAACTCTCTATAGGGTGTCAGCTCAAGACCTTTGCAGACTACATGTTTTACTGGCAACACCCAACAAACACAATTTATTACTGGAAACCTGAAGACCTCATACCCTTTATTGTAAACTGGTTGATGGAGGATAAGCACAAGATAGTCCATGCAGATAATAAAAAATTTTTTTCACGGAGTCTGCTTATACCTGTGGGGGAACTGCTCGACACGGGTGTAGTAAAAACAATCGAAGTAGAAGAAGGGATAGTAAACAATGTCTTACAGACCGCTTCCTAGTTATTTAATGTTGCAACCTAGCAAGATAGAAGGTCTAGGTTTATTTACTCTTGAAGACTTAGAAAAGAACGAAGTGCTTGGGGTTACGCATATATCAGACGCTGAGACAACACAATTGTTTCGTACACCACTAGGTGGTTTTATAAATCATAGTGAGAAACCTAATTGTAAGTTATATGAAATAGGTAGGTTTAAATATTTAAGGACAATGTATCAAATACCAATGGGTACTGAATTAACGCTTAAGTATACTATGTATGACCCTACCGAGTCATAGGGCGTATATTACCCCAACGGTCTACACGTACAATAGTTTTTCTCTCTGTATCAGAAATACAAGGTAAACCATCTAGGTGATGTCGGTATTGTTCTTTGCAAACTAAACAAGGTTGATGTCTGTTGTATTTAAAATCTACTTTAGCCATAAGCTGTTCTAAGTTAAGAGCAACTTCTCTAGCTTTTTCTTGAATCTTTTTATCCTGCATGGGTATGTTATGATATCATAATGATAAGAATATGCAACTCTTGTAATTTGCCTCTAGTTTTCTTCAGAAAGTTTAAGGCTTGCAAGAACTTAGGTTGCACAGAGTATAATAAAAAATTGAGGAGATATGATGCCATACAGCAAAAGCGGGAAAAAAACAGCTTACAAAGCCAAGAGGAAGAGTAAGAAAGGCATGAAGTAACATGTCTAAAAAAGGTGGAATTAAAAAAAAGCTAAACATTTTTACTAGCGACATACTGCTTAAAGAATGGGCTATGGATTTATCTGATGCTTGTGGCAGTAGATTAGTAAATAAAAAACTTAATATTAGCAAAGTAGATGCTTTGATAGAAAAATTTGTAGATGACTATAATATGAATATGCAAGCAATGATAGAACTTAAAAAAAGTGAGGAAGAGTAATGGCTAAGAAACCAGCAAGAAAACCTATCAATGCAACTACAAAGAAAACTTTACAGAATAAAGCTAGTAAATCAAAATACACATATGGACAGTTAGCTAGAGTCTACAGACGTGGACAAGGTGCTTACTTGTCATCAGGTTCTAAATCTGCATCTATGCAAGCATGGGCTATGGGTAGAGTAAATAGTTTTATTAAGGGTGGACATCCACAAGACAATGATATAAAGAAGAAAAAAAGTGCCAAAAAGAAAAAAAAGTAAACGTAAAGTACCTTACGAAAAAGGTGTACCTTCTAAGTATTTAAAAAATAAAAAGAACTCTAAATCTGAAGTAGCGTCTGAGATTAAAAGAACTGCTAAACTTTATAAGGAAGGTAAACGTATTGACCTTAAGAAAGTACAAAAATCTAGGGCAGTAAGGAAAAAGAAGTAATGGCTATAGTATATAGAGGCGAGAGATTCTCAGGTTACAATAAACCTAAACGTACACCAAAAGCTAGCAAGTCACATGCTGTACTAGCAAAACAAGGTGACAAAGTCAAACTTATTAGATTTGGTCAACAAGGTGTATCTGGTGCAGGTAAAAAAACTGATGCTAAATCTAAAGCTAGAAGAAAGTCTTTTAAAGCAAGACACGCTAAGAACATCAAAAAAGGAAAAATGTCTGCAGCTTACTGGGCTGATAAAGTTAAATGGTAAATGTAGTTTGCATCTCAGAAAGTTGCAACGAAGCATTACCAGAGAACTCTACTAAGTATTGTTCTAATAGATGTTATAAAAGAGAATCACAAAGAGCTTATAGAGCTAAAAAAGATGGTAAAGATTATGAGTTACCTGTTAAAGAATTAAATCAACCTAAGTCAGCAACAGTACGTAGAGGTAGTTTATATAAAAAGTTTATAGATGAAAGCTATGCTTTAGATGTTGTAAACGATAACATAACTTCTAAAGAAGCAGCAGAAGCACTTGGTTGTTCTACTGCACAGATTTCTAGAATGTTAGCTGCATATAGAGAAGATATACAAACACAAGTAGAATCCTCTAACTGGGAAGTATCACAAGATGCTCAACAATCTTTAGAAGACTTTAAAGAGTTTAGAGATAGATACTTCTTAACAGAACTAGGTGTACAGTTTGAGACAGCAGATTTTCACCATAATTGGATTACATCAATTAACAAAGCATTATCTAAAGGTGGACAACAAATGATACTTAGTCCTCCACGTCACGGCAAAACAGAACTGCTTATTCATTTTGTTATATGGCTTATCTGTAGAAATCCAAACATAAGAATCTTATGGGTAGGTGGCAACGAAGACATTGCAAAAAATGCTATATCATCTGTTATGGATACTTTAGATGCTAATGAAAAACTTATAGAAGATTTCTGTGGACCAGGTGGTACATTTAAACCTTCGTCAAGAACTGGTAAATCTTGGTCACAAAATGGATTTACTGTAGCTACTCGAACAGTATCAGGTATAAAGTCACCAACAATGGTTGGTATTGGACGTGGTGGTAAGATTCTATCAAGAGACTGTGATATTATTATTGCTGATGACATTGAAGATTTCTCATCTACAATGCAACCTGCTTCAAGAAGAAACACTAAAAACTGGTGGACTACCACATTAGGTTCTAGAAAAGAGGAACATACAGCAATGGTGGTAATTGGCTCAAGACAACACCCTGATGATTTATATTCTGCTTTATTAGAAAACGAAGCGTGGGAAACAATAGTAGAAGAAGCACATGATTCAATGTGTACTACAGCAGAGTTTGAAGAAAAAGACCATATAGAATGTATGCTATGGGCTGATAAACGTACGTTTAAATGGCTTATGGATAGAAAACGTGATGCACAAACAACAGGTGGTTTAGCAAGATTTGAAATGGTGTATCTAAATAAAGCACAAGCACAAGGTTTATCTTTATTCAATCCTGAAGTAATAAAGTTATGTTATGACCCGAATTGGGATATAGGACAGATACCAGATGGTGCATACCTAGTTGCAGGATTAGACCCTGCTGCTACAGGTTATCAAGCTGGTTTTCTCTGGGCTGTTGAAGCTACTAACTCAGAAATTAAATTAACAATGGTAGATATGGAGAATCATCAAGGTGGTGGTCTAGAAGAAGCTAGAAGTCTTATAAAGAAATGGTTTGAACAATACAACTGTTATCACTGGGTTATAGAAGAAAATGGTTTTCAAAAAGCTATTAGGCAAGATGAAAAGACTAGAGAGTACGCAAACCTACACGGTATAAAGTTAGAGGGACACGAAACACATAAGAATAAATGGGATGAGAGATTTGGTGTTACAGCACTAGCTCCTATGTTTCAAGAAAAGAATATTAAACTACCTTTTTCTAGTATTGACGCTCAAACTAAGAGTATTACCTATACCAAACAATTAAGTTATTTTGCTTCAAAAGGCAATAAAAACTCGTATAAAAGTGATATAGTTATGGCAAGTTGGTTTCCCATGAAAGTAATCAGGAACTTGCAGAAGTTAACCTACGCGGAAATAGGTTTAGACTACACTCCTAGTTATGAAGGATATAGTATGCTAGACTTAAACGATATACCATGGAGTTAAATTGACACCAGACCAGATTATAGACAGAGCTACGTTCTTAAAGAAGTCACACGATAATGCTTTAATTGATAGAGCAAGATTCCGTGCAATACTTAATGGTGGTGAAGATGGTATACGACAATTACTAGGTCCAGGAATGGATTCGTTAGACTCCGCAACGTTACCAGCTCCTAACTTAATGTTATCTGCATTAGATAGACTTGCACAAAAAATAGGTAAAGTTCCGTCATTAGATGTTTCTATTACCAATGCTAGAGATTCTCAAAGAAACAAAATCAAAAAAGATAAGTTAGAGAGAATTATTACATCTTACGATAAGATGCAAGGACTTAAAATGCAATTACCACAAGTAGCTAGATGGCTACCTGGTTATGGATTTGCAGTATGGGTTATCACTACTAAAACAGATGGTGAAGGAAATGTCTATCCATATGCAGAACTTAGAAATCCTTACGATTGTTTCCCTGGATATATGGGTAATAACCAATCTCCAGACGAACTAGCCATAGTACAGAAAGTACCTATTAAGCAATTGTTGCAAATGTACCCAGAACTTAAAGCATGGTTTGAATCACAAAATGAAGAAGTAAGAGATTCGTACCTTAACATGGGTTCTGATACCTCTTGGGAAAACAATGCTGAAACAGGAGACGTAATACTTGAATACATGAATGTAGAAGGAACTTATGTTTTACATATGGCTTCTAGAAAAATTATAGACTTTGTACCTAACCCACTTAAATCTGGTCCATCTTTCGTTGTAGCTAAAAGATATTCTTTTGACAAGCTACAAGGACAGTTTGACCAAGTAGTAGGTTTGATGTCATCTATGGCTAAGATAAACATTTTGTCTGTTATAGCTATGGAAGACGCAGTCTTTACAGAAACAAACGTTGTTGGAGAAATAGAATCAGGACAATACAGAAAAGGTAGAAACTCAATTAACTATTTGTCACCAGGTTCACAAGTTATAAAACCTGTTACTAACTTACCGTATCAGCTATTTGAAGCTGTAGGTAGATTAGAAAGACAATTACGCGTTGTTGCTGGGTATCCAGTTCAAGACGACTCTATATCACCCAACTCATTTGTAACTGGTAGAGGTCTGGAAGAACTGGAATCTGGCGTTGGTGCTATGGTCACTGAGTACCACACCATAATTGAACATGCTTTACAGGAAGTAGATAGCAAAAGATTAGAATTAGACGAAGCGTTATTTAGTAAAAAAAGAAAACCTATAAGCGGTACATACAAAGGTGCATCATTCTCTGAAGAATATACTCCTGGTACTGACATAAATAAGAATTACACAACACAACGTAAGTTTGGAGCTATGGCTTCATTTGATGCCCCTAATAAAATAATTACTGGGCTACAACTTTTACAAGCAGGAATAATTGACAAGGAAACTTTTCAACAAGAGATGGACGGTTTAGAAAACTTGACTCAAATTAATGAACGCATAGTAAAAGAAAAGACAGAAGATATCTTATATCAGACTTTGTTACAGCAATCTCAATCAGGAGATAAAGCTGCAATGATGGCTGTTGTAGAGATATACAATAATCCAAAAGATATTGGCATTATTCTAGAGAAGTACTTTACAGCACAAGGTGAAGAACCTACTCCTGAAGAACAAGCTGTCTTACAACAACAGGGTGTACCACAACAATCAGGTCCACCAAATTTAGCAGCTTTGTTAGGAGGAGCAATTGGCGGATAACCCTACCAATTTAGAATTTGCAAAGATAGTAGCAGCGAACTACACCGTAGAAGAACAGCCTATGTGGGAAATGACTTCTGAGGCTTTA